ATGCGGCCTCTAGCGCTGCCGCCCCCTCATCCCCCGTGCCCGCAACGGCATCACGCAACGCCCTCCAGGAGGTGAGCGGAGCCGTTGCGCCATTGGCAAGATCGCTAGCCGCCTGACGGTAGGTGTTCGCGGTGGTCAGCGCCTCGGCGGCAATCCCATCAAGGCCGAGGTCTGGGGCCGTGAGTGGGTTATCCTCGAAGGCTTGGCGAAACGCCTCTGCTGCAGCCGTCCCGGCATCTGCGGAGGCCCCGGCAAAGGGGTTTGGGATGTCATCGAGACTGATTTCGCCGATCTGACCAAAGGTGGTCTCGATGCCGACCGCCGCCAGAGCGTCCCGAATGCGACCTGTGAACGCATCAATCCTGCGGATCGCACCGTTCAGCATAGCCTCAACCCCGTCGAGCATGCGGTTCGCGGCCGTGAACACGAGGTCCCCGATCACCGCTGGGAGCCGGGACCAGATCTCGCGCACGGCGAGAAGCGCGCCCTCGAACGTGTTGGCGGTGGTGTTGCCGAAGCCAACGACACTCTCAATGGCGCCAGCGATGCCACTCGCGGCATCTGCTTTCAGATCGTAGAACATGGCGGAGGCCGCGGCCCCCGCGCTTGATGCCCCCATCTTGATCCGGTCCCAGACCTCGACTGCGACGTCTTTCAGGAGCCGCATCGCCGCGCCAAAACCGCCTACGCCGGAGGCGAGCCGGTTGAACCAGTAGACCAGTTCGCCTGCACCCACGATCAGCGCGCCAATGCCGGTGCGGATAAGCGCGCCTTTCAGGACTACCAACGTGGCAGCAAGCCCACGGACCGAGAGCGCTGCTGCAGCCATAGCCGCCACCCAGCGACCGGCGAGGAAACTGGCAAAGGTCCCGGCATAGGTCGCCAACCGATCGAGGTTGGCCAGCATCGCATCGAAGGCTCGGCTGATCGGGCTGGTACTGGACGCAAGGGCGACAAACGCATTGGCCACCGCCTCCAGCGATGGGGCGAGCGCCACAGCAATCCGATTGCGCACGCCGGTGAAGACCTGTCCAATGCTGACCAAAGCGAGTTCCGACCGGCGCATGGCGGCAATCGCGTCCGCGTCGAGCACCGCGCCAAGCGCCTGCGCCTGCGCGCCAAGCCGGGTCATCTCCGCCCCGCCGTTTTGCAGGAGCGGGATCAGACGGGTCGCATCCGAGGCCATTGCCTCGAGATAGAAGGTCATCTCCTGTTGGCTGACGCCCGCGCGCTCGAGGCTCGAGACATAGAGTTGCAGCGCTTCCGGCCCCGAAAGCCGCGCAAACTGGTCGGCCGTCACGCCCACGCGCGGCGCGATGTTCTCGAAGAAGTCGGCCATAGGGCCGCCGCCGGTCTGCAGGAAATCCCCCACGCGGTCATTCACGTCCTTCAGAATATCCGCGAGCTTCTCTTGCTCGATCCCCACCGTGGCTGAGGCAGCCGACCAACGCTGGAAGACCTCCGGGGTCGCATTGGCCACTTGGCTGAGTTGGCCAATCTCGTTGGCTGCGGCAACGGTCGAGCGGGTCATCGATACGACTGCAGCAGCAAGCGCCGTGGCCGCAGCGGTCGCTGCAATACGAGCCCGGCGCGCGAAGGCGGCCATGCGGGTGTTGGCGAGTTCCATCTCACGACTGAGACGGCCGAAGCCGCGCGATCCGGCTTCGCCGACGCCTTCAAGCTCGGCACGCACCCGCCGCCCACCGGTCGCGGAGAGGCGGACGCTGACACGTTTCTCTGCCATCACAACAATTCCTTGGTGGGTCACACCTGGTTCCCGATTGGAACGAGGTCAGGTCAGGCCTGGTTCGGCCTGCATTGTCTCATTAATCTTGCGCACCATCACCGCCTCGATGGACGGCAGCAGTTCTGCAATGATGAGGGGCGAGAGCCCGAGGGCTGCGCCGAGTTGCAGGACGGCGCCCATGTCCCAGCCCAGGACAGCGCCGCCGCTCATGCCGCCTGCGACGCGGATCTGTCCGCCAAGGCGCTGAACCAGATCCCAGACCTGCCAACCCTCGAGGGTCAGCGGTTGATAGATAGTTCGCGGGCATTCCGGGCACGCAGATGAACATGCCGCGCAATACTCACCGCCCCCGCCGAACTCCCAGTCGGCGAGAGCGGTCACGCGTTTTTTTCAGCGTCCAGAATGAGCGCGCCAGCGATGTATTTGGTCTGGAATGCCTCGAAGATTGGCCAGAGTTCTAGCAGGGCGTCGATGCCCTCGGGCGTGAGAGGCAGTGGCTTGCCACCTTCGTCGCCGACGCCCTCCCAGTCCTTCACGACGATGCGCGCCACGGCTTTGGCGACGACGCACGCGAGATCGTCGTTGGATGTGCCGGTTTCGGCATCACCGGCGGCAGCGACGATCGTTGGATCGCTTCTAGCGGCGAGCATGATGGCGGTGGTAAGCGGCTCCACCAGCAGGCGGACGCCATGGCCGAGATCGAGCCACCGCGGTTCCGATGAGAGGTTCAGGCGCAGCATCAGTAATCCTCGCGGTCATTGGTGAGCGTGACGGTGCACATACGACCCGCGACGGGATCGCTGGCAGCCTGCCAATCAAAGGTGGCCTGCACACCTTGCGGGCCAGAAATCTCGATCCGGGGGCGCGGAAGGTAAACGGCATGGGCTGTCAGGATCAGGGTTTCGCCCGTGGGCAGCGTGTAGGAGAACTCGAGCTCGCAGGCCTCGCCGTTGATCGCCTGTTGCACCAGCGTCTGATCGGCGAAGCGGACAACGACATTGCCGGTCAGCGCTGCTATAGACGGGTCTGCGCCATCGATCTTGCCATCCGCTCGGATCGTCTCGATGCGGTCGAGGTTGTTGGCATAGGTCAGGTCGGCTGAGACAACGTTACCGATGTTGGAGCCATTTCGCGTGATTGAGCCGTTGAAGTGCCCGAAGCGTTTCAGAGCAATCGTGGCTGGCGTGCCTGCCGCAGTGCTCGGGGCGATGGCCTCGCCCTGTGCCACGATGCTGGCCGTTGCCGTCAGCAGCCCAGAGCGCGCCATCTGCCAGTTGAGGCTGTCCACCATGCAGCCGGAATACATCGCATAGCGCGGCACCTCAGGCATGCCGGTTTCAACCGAAAACGACGGCAGCGCCCAGTTTCCGGAGCGGAACTCATGCGTGTAGGGGGCATCGGCACCCGTTGTGGTGGGCGCGCCAAAAGCGCCCTTCAGCCAGAAGCCGAAGGCCTCGGTGTCGATCGGGATGACCACATCGCCATCCGCCGTCACCGCATCCTTTATCGGCGCCTGCGGGTCGCGGCCGTAACCCAGCAGTTCCGAGGTCTGCAGCGGTTGCTCTGCCCCCAGCGTTGTGCTGGCAAAGGGCATCTTGGTAAACCCACTCACCGGTGGCGTTCCATAAGTCGTCTCGAACGCAAGCGCCATCTGCGCCCGCGCCCCTTGGGCTCGTGCCATGGTGTTCTCCTCGGGTTGTAGGGGTCAGGCCAGCGGGTCGGCCGTGGAATATTGCAAGACGACCGGAATAACCGCTGCCTTCAGGCTTGCCGCGCCCTCGACAGGCAGATCGACAGGCTGCGGGGCTTTAGCCTCAACCCATTCGCAGAGGCCGCCTAGCGTTCGGTCAGCGGCGAGCACCGTGCCGATGCTGGCGGTCAGCGTGTCGAATAGGACATCACGGTCAGCGCCTTGAACGACCGCCTCGATTTCGGCGCGGTGCTGGTAGTGATAGGAGAGCGGCGATAGCGTCACCTCGGGCTCCCCCGGTTCACCGTCGCGCAGGATCAGCAGGCCAGCATCTGGGACGCGCTCGGGCAGCACATCACCGCGCAGGGCGGTGGCGGGCAGCGTCAAGAGCCGCGCGTGCAGTGCGGTAAGGATGGTTTCGCGTGGCGTGGGCATCGGTTCTACTATGTTGCTAATGCAGAAGAGGACCGCTTCGAGCCCATTTCACAACATTCTGCGCGATGTGCGAATTAGTTCCAAGTTTCCTAAGCAGACGTTGACATTCGCGAGGACTGCTCAATGCGAACCTTCATCGACTGTGTTGCGGTTTTCGCGTTGCGGATCTAACGGCGCGGCTTAGTCCATTTTGAAATCCCTCACATGGTCGGGCAACGCAACACGTTCGAGGTTGCGTGGGTCAGGAATCGGAGGGCCAACCTCCGTCCGCACCGGTATGACTCCGGCCCAGATCGGCAGCGCATAATCCTCCTCGTCGTCAACTGGACCGCCGGTCCGGACTTTGGCGCTCCCTTCAGTAATCTCCAGGCCCAGCACCGTCGTCGCCTTCAAGTCTTGTGCGTGATCCGGCCGCAGGGTTTCGTAGCGGCCGGGAAACAGCCCATCCACGAAACGCTCTAGTTTTGCCAGCTTTGCCTCTGGATCCTCGACTTTGAAGGCTTTCCCGAACAACATCACCGACCGCGAGTTCACCGAATGATGCATGCCCGATCGTGCCAATACGAACCCGTCAAGGATCGCAACAGTCAGACAGACCTCAGCGTCTTTCGAGTTCCGCAACGCCCGACTGGCAGAGGACCCATGCCAGTACACGTGATTACCCTCACGCCATTGGAGCGTTGGCGTCACATAGGGCTTTTCGTCGATGATGTATCCCACGCTGCACATTGGCTGCGCATCCAATATAGCATTGATGGTCTCTCTGTCGAAATGGGCGCGCTCATGGAGACGGCGCAGACGGGAACGCTCGGTGACGGGAAGGCTGTCGGTCATGGCCTGAGTCCTCTGAATTCTCTTGCGACAAACCGGATAGCGAAATATTGGCTATGAATACATGGCCAATATCCAAAAAAAATATCAGTCCAATTTAGACGAGGTCTTGTTCGCTCTATCGCTGGACCGGCACTTGACGAAGCCCCTACACGTGCAATTGGCCGATGCTTTGCGCCAGGAAATCTTGTCCGGCAGGGCGGCGTCTGGCGCACGCCTTCCGGCCAGCCGAAATCTGGCCGAGGAACTCTCGGTCTCTAGGATGACTATCACCTCTGCATACGATCAACTGCTTGGCGAAGGTTACCTGCTCACCCGTAAGGGAGCCGGAACATTTGTTGCAGATCACCTCCCTCATCTCTCGCCTCCAACTCCGCGAAGGCCGCGCCTGCCAGATCGCCCCCGGCAGTGGCTTCCTTTTCAACCGGGCCTTCCCGATCCGACTCTCTTTCCTCATCACCAATGGGCACGGTGCCTTGAGCGGGCTTGGCGCACACCCGATGCCGGATTGTTGGCACGGCCCGACCCGTTCGGTTGGCACCCTCTACGCGCGGCGATTAGCGACCATCTTTCCGTCTGGCGAGGGTTGGACTGCGTGCCGGAGCAAGTGATCATCACCGGCGGTGCCTGGGATGCGTTCGATATAATCTGCAATGTCGCGCTCGAATCCGATCAGAGAGTCGCAATCGAAGACCCCGGATGGTCACCGCTGCGACACGCCCTCGAACGATCTGGCATTGGATCAATCTCAGTGCGGATCGACAAGGATGGACTTGATGCCGAGCGGATTCCGGAGGACGTATCGGCAGCGATTGTCACGCCATCGCGCCACTACCCCACGGGAACATCAATGCCATTTGCTCGCCGATTGGCGCTGCTGGATTGGGCAAGGCAGAATCGAACTCTGATCATCGAAGACGATTATGACAGCGAATTCCGCTATCAGGGTCAACCACTGCCTTCTCTATCTGGGCTCGATGGCTTACAAAACACTGTCTATCTTGGCAGCTTTTCGAAACTGCTGAAACCGGCTTTACGCCTTGGCTACATGGTCGTACCTGAGATCCTAATCCCGCCCGCACAGGACTACTTGTCTCTCACTGGATCGCGTGCTTCGCTGACACCACAACCGGCTTTGGCCGATTTTATGGACAGTGGCGACTTCGCCACCCACTTGCGCCGCATGCGTAGAACCTATGCCAAGCGGCAGGCTCGACTGATTGCCGATCTCGCTGATGTCGCGGAGTTCATCGAAGTGACGCCTGATGCTTCTGGTATGCATCTGTGCTGCCCATTGCGCCCGGTACTGAGTAGCAGGACAACGGATTGCAGGATCTCTGCCTTGGGTCGTGAACAGGGGCTTTACTTACGTGCTTTGTCATCGCATTCTACTCTGCCCAACCCGCAGCAGGGCCTGCTGCTTGGTTATACCGCCTTCGCCGAAGCAACACTGACAGAGGCCGCCAAACAACTTACAAGAATGCTGACTTTGCTTCTAAAAAAATAAGGACAGCTCCGTCCTGTGACATGCCCAAATGATCGCGAAGCGAAGTTACCTGCATTTGGAGCGTGTGCAGCGAATTGGTGCTTTGTCCGCAGACCCGCCATCACAACTTCCCCTCAACCCAGTTCGAGACGATCAGCCCCGGAACCGCTGCCTGCGCGCGCGCAGCATCCCGCGCGAGGTCCAAACTTTTTCCGAGCTTGACCTGCGGCACCAGCAGAAAGATCGGGACCGTCGCTTTGCCACGCCCGGTCTTGGAGCGCGACGCAACGCCAAGTCCCCGACTGTTCAACCGCCCGTCGGCCACCAAAAGGCTTGGGCCGCGTCGACGATAGACAAACCGCAGCCGCAGCCCTCGTCGCCTCTCCCATTCCCCTGGCGTGATGCGCCCGCCTTTCCGGCCTTTGCCAGCCGCCGCCGTCGGGATGGCGAGCCAAATCCCATCTTTCGAGCGAATAAGTGGCCCCGTATCATGTGCCCCGATGATTGCCGGCGCCTTGGACCAGACCAACGCTGCAGCATTTAAACTGTCCCCAGCATTGGGATAGGTCTGGCTCCGGATCGAGTTCGCCAAGCGTCGACCAAGCCCCGCTTGGGCGATCTGCCCCCGCCAGGCGGATTTCAGGTTCGTGCCAGCCTCCCGCATCGCGGCGCTGACGGCCTTTTCGCCTGCTGTGATCTCGGCCGCCATCACAGCGACCAGATCAGGTGAGATATTAAGGCCAAGTTTCATGCGGGGGTCAGTTCAAGCGTCCAAATGAGCCGCTCGCGGTCACGCCGCGGCTCACCCTGGATCAGGAAGGTTTCATCCCCGATCAGGACCTGCTCCTGAGGGCGAGGATCTGGAATATCCACCACCCGGACATCAATCCGGGTGGTATTTGACATGAGCCGCGCCGCCCCAAACTCAGTGATTTCGTCAGGACGGCGCAGGATGCCCCGAGCGCGGGTGAACTGCCCCTCGATGTCTCGATGCCATATTTCGACCGAGAGGTTGGCATCAAAAAACAAAACCTCAAGGGCTTCAGCAAAGGCGCACATTAGGTCCGCTTGGCAGTGCGGAGCACCTGTGGGCGCGTGCAGATGGGCAGCGGGTTGCTTTCGATCTCAAGGCGCACCCATTCATCGCGCTCACGGTCAGGGATCATGCGCGCATAGAGCGGAAGTCCTAAGGTGTTGACCGTTTCAAACGTGTCTGCCGGTGCAAAATAGATCTCAAAAAGCCCCTCGATCCCTTGCGGGTAGAAGAAGGCCTTGTCGGTTGGAACACCAATATTGGAATTACCCCCATAGCGGCGGAAGGTGATGCCACCAAAGTTCACCTCATCCACCACCCTGCCCCGCAACTCACTGGCTGCAGCGGTATTGAGATAGGTTTCGCGGATCTCCTTGTGCGCCACCAAATCCGCAAAGAAGGCAGAGCCACATTCTGCGCGCAGATTAACCGGCCCCATCACCAGGCCGCCCAAGCTTTCCTCAACGCTTTCAATCAGCGCCTGGCATTTCTTGCGCAAAACGCCAGAGCCTGGCGATGCGTTATCAAGGTCAAAATCCACCT